CTGGCGCAACTCGAACCTTTACATAAAGACCTTTTAATTTGGAAGATTCAGAAGAAGTCTAATTTAGAAATTCAAGCTTTAGTAAAAGAAAAATATAATCATAAGTACCAAGAAAATTACATCTCAACCTTATACTGTAAGACGTTGAAGTCTATTGCCGAAACTGCGGCCTTCCACAGAGAAGTTTGTGAGAATTTAGCCTTCCCTGAGGAATTCAAAAAATGTAAGGATTGCGGCCGTTCGCTACTTTTAACTACTAGAGATTGGGTTAAGAGAGCGCGTTCAAAAGACGGTTTCTCTCCAAGATGTAAGTGTTGTGAGAAGATTAAGAGAAGCTCCAAAGGAGGAAAGTAAATAAATGAGAGTATTTAGACACGAAAAGAAATTTGTGTATGAAGTTGGGAAAATTAAAGACCCCGTAGTGTTTTTTGGGATTGCGCAAATTTTGAAAGTACCATGTTTTATAGATAAGGACAATCCAAGAGAATTTGGGGAAGTATTAAATGATATTTTTGATGCTTACTTTGCGGCCGACCCTAAGAAACAAAAGGAACTCTTGAAGATTTTAAAGGACGCTAATAAATGTAAGGGGAGTTTGAGTAATGGCAGTTATACCAAAGATTCCGCAGAAACAGTTTCTAACAAAGAAGTGTGAGTGCTGCGGCTTAACATCATCTACTGAAGACTTCGCGCAAACCCATTCACCTTTTTATGCAGATGGATTTTTACCCATCTGCAATTCGTGTGTAAACAGAATGTTAAAAGAGAATAATTACGAATGGAGTTTTATTGATAGACTTTGTCAATATGCAGGAATTCCTTTTATCGTAAAGGAATGGACAAGATTAGAAGAGTTAAATGGGCAGGAAAATACATGGCCCGTTTACTCCAAGGTCTTCGCGCAGGATATCTACGAGCCTTTTGGCTGGGATGATTATCACAAACAGTACATAAAGCTGAGACAGGCGGGGTTATTAGAAGGAGAAGTTCCTCTCATTAACGAACAGCATATGAGAGACCTCAGAAAGAAATGGGGTTCGAACTACTCTGATGAAGAACTTGACTATCTCGAAGACCTCTACAAAGGCTTATTAACAACCCAGAATATCAATGGCGCTTTACAGATTGACCAAGCACAGAAAATTTGTAAGCTTTCGTTAGAGATTGATAGTAAGATTCGTGAAGGAAATAAGGACATCGATAAATTCTTATCTTCGTACGATAAACTTGTAAAGACTGCGGAATTCACTCCTAAGAATACGAAAAACGCAGTTGACTTTGACTCTTTTGCAGAAGTCGCGCACTGGCTCGAAAAAAGAGGTCATCAAAATAAATTCTACGATGGCGTTACAAGAGATGTCGTTGATGAAACTCTCAAGAGTATTCAAAATTATAACCAGAGATTGTATATTAACGAAGGCGGTGTTGGTGATGAAATCACCCAACGCCTTGAAGCTTTGAAGTCTGCCGATAAGCTCGAACAGGCTGATGACATTTATGGACTCAAACAGGAATATAACTTAGATGAGTATGATAATGCTGGGTATAATTTAGAGGATATGGAAGAGTTCAGACCGGAGGAAGGAGACGATGAATGAGAAGTTTGCTAACGCTGCGCCCGACGTCATCCAACTAAGGGACCCAGATGATGTAACTTTTAATAAGACAAATAAGATTTATCGTGACGGTATCGAACTTGAGAAAGGTACCGTTATTACAGAGAATTGGTTGGAGAAAAATGAGGAACTTTTGACAGATTGTTGGGACTTATATATGGTATATCCAGATATTTATTTGGATATGATTTTACCGAAAGATTCCACATTCAATTTGCGCTTTTATCAAAGAATTTATTTGAGAGCTTGTATGCGCTATACGCATATTTTCATTACTGCATCACGTGCTACTTCAAAGACATTCTTATCCATTCTTGCAAAGTATCTTCAGTGCGTTTTCTTACCACACCATGTCGGTTCTATCGTTGCGCCGAATAAAACTCAGGCATCAAAAATCACAAAGCAAAAAGTTCAGGAAATTTGGCGTATTTGGCCTTTACTTAAAAATGAACTTGAGATTTATAATGGTGAACCACACGCTAATTTTGGTAAGGATTATGTAGAGCTTTTCTTTAAGAATGGTTCTAGATTAGCCGTTGTTGGTGCGCTCGACTCTGACCGTGGTATTCGTACCCATGCGACCCTTATCGACGAGGCTCGTGACCAAGATGGAGATGCAATCGCAGAGATTATTCTCCCTCAGATGAACGTATCTCGTGCTACTTCGAATGGACTTATAAATAACAGAGAAGTTATTAACACTCAGGTTATTTATGCTACATCTGCGGGAACTAAGTCTTCTTTTGCTTATGAGGCTTTAATAGATTATTTCGAAGAATCTATCATTGACCCTGCGCGCGCCTTCACGATTGGTCTTGATTATAGGATTCCTATGAAGGAAGGACTTATTGATGCGGCGCACGTTAAAAACTTGAAGATGTCTCCTTCTTATAATGAACAGACATTCGCATCAGAGTATATGGGCGTTTGGTCAGGCGGTAGCGAAGAATCTTGGTTCAATTTCGATAAGATTTCAAAACACAGAAAGATTAAAAACCCAGAGTGGAAGCAAAAGTTTAGAGAAGATTCTACCACTTTCTACTTAATTTCAGTAGACGTAGGAAGATTGTCAGACCAAACGGTTGCTTGTATTTGGCGTGTCAATATTCGAGATGCAGTTTATTATTCCACTATGGTTAATATTTTTGTACTCGGCCGCCAAGCAGAAACAAAAACTTTCTCTCAACAGGCAATCGATTTGAAGAAGTTAATTGAAGACTTCCGTCCGCGCGAGGTCGTAATCGACTGTAACGGTCTTGGTATCGGTTTAGCCGATGAAATGATAAAGCCTCAAACAGATGAAATTGGCAATACCTATCCTGCTTATGGATTTTTCAATAATGATGATTATAAGAAAATCCAACCAAAAGATGCCGCTTGTATCCTTTATTCAATGAAGGCTAACGGTCCATTAAACACAAAGATTCACTCTAATGTTTTTGCCCGTTTGAATGGCGGTCTGGTAAAGTTTTTGATAACAGAACAAGAGGCGCGTTCAGCATTACTTGCAACAAAAGCTGGTGCAAAGATGCCTTATGAAAAGCGTGTAAAGCGTTTGATGCCTCATGAACTTACAACAAAATTGTTTGAAGAAATGGCTAACCTTCGTCTTAAACGAACAGGTCTCGACATTGTACTTGAGCAAATTAACTCTCGTTTCCCTAAAGATAAATATTCTGCATTAGCCTATGGTTTATGGAGAATTAAGGAACTCGAAGAAGAAAATTATCAAAAGCGCAAGAGACGTGGCCTTTTAGGTAAAAGACAGTTAACATTCTATACTGAGGGAGCGTAAATAAATGGCTCAAATCGAACACAATTTTACTTTGGATACATTTCGTAACGCTCACGAGCAAATGATTGCGAAAGCGTCAACCGCTTGGACAAGTCGTTACGGTATCGACCTTACAATTCGGCACAGAGAGTATACATTAGAGGAAGTTAATAATATTATTAACTCCTCATCTTTGGCTGAACAGCGAAAACTTTCCAGAACTTATTTCTACAGAGATGGCCTTTATAAACGTATCATTCTGTACTATGCTACTCTTTTGACTTATACGGGTTTACTAATTCCTAATCCGACCTTTGGTAAACAGCTCTCCACACCGCATATTGCCAAGAGATACTATGGTGCATTAGAGTACGTTGATAAAATGAATCTCGCAGAAATAATGACTAGAATGTCCATTCGTGTATTATTGGATGGTGCCTATTATGGAATCGTTCAAACTCAAACAAAAGACAACTTCGTTATTTTTGACTTGCCTACTGCTTATTGTCGCTCATGCTATGTAGACGTAAATGGTGATGATGTTGTTGAGTTTAACGTTGCATATTTTGACACTATTACCGATATTGATGTACGAAAGGAAACTTTAAGCGCCTATCCTAAAATTGTTTCTGATTACTATAAGTTGTATAGGGGCAATAAAAAGGGAAAGAAAACGGTTGTTACTTCTTGGTTGAAACTTCCTACGGAAGTTGGTGTATGTTTTACATTACATGGAGAATCACCGCTTTTCCTTGATGTTATTCCTGCGACAATAAGGTATGATGAGGCAATCGATAGACAAGAAGACGCTGAACTTGAAGAAATCAAGAAAATCATAGTCCAAAAGATTCCACACTTACAAGATGGCACACTCCTGTTCGAACCTGATGAAGCAGCAGTAATTCACGAAGGTACAGTAGGAATGATGAAGGGCAACAAAAATGTTTCAGTCCTTACAACTTACGCAGATGTCGATTCCATAGTTTCTAAGACTACTGCGGATAATGAAGCCTCTTCATTGGAAAAGATGTTGCAGAATGTTTATGCTGATGCAGGAGTCAGTTCACAAATCTTCGCGCCATTGGGTGTACAAGCAATCATGCTTTCCATTATAAATGATATTTCACTTATGATGATATTAGCCATGAAATATGCGCGCTTTGTAACTCGAGTTATCAATTCTTTATTTAGTAATTCTAATATAAGTTTTAGATACACTATCTTCCCACTTAGCTTATATAATAAGAGCGATTTTATTGCAGATTCATTAAAACTCGCGCAGAGTGGTTATAGTTACTTAGTTCCCGCTGTTGCGGCCGGTCTTAGCCAACGAGAGATTGTTAGCATTAAGGACTTGGAGAACGACTTGCTTGGTCTTAGGGACAAATTTATTCCGCTTCAAACCTCTTATACGGAATCAAATGGTGAAGTGGGCGCGCCAGAGAAACCATTAGAGAAAAAGTCGGAAAAAACAATTAAAAACGAAGACGCTATTGACCGTCAGGGTCAGGGAGGCTCTGCATGAAGAAAAGTCAAATAGAGTTTCCAGTTAGTATTTATGGTAATGTAGAGAAGTACAATGATATTTTCTCCAAAGCCAGATGTAGAGTTTTCTATAAAGGTGCAAACCGAAATGGTACTTATATTACTGACGAGTTTGCGGATGAGTTAATCTCAACCTTTAAGTATATCCCTGTTAAGGGCATCCATGATGGAGAAGACTTTACCGACCACGGAACTTTCCGTTCTGAAGGACGAATTTATGGTATTGTTCCTGAAGTAAATAATTTTGCTTGGGAACAGCATTTGGATAAAGATGGCGTAGAACGTACTTACGCTTGCACAGATGTTTTGTTGTTTACGGCGCTCTATCCTGAAGCAAGTGACATCGTAACTAAGCCCCAGTCAATGGAATTGTACGAACCATCACTTTCATACCATATGGCTATTATGCAGGGTCAGAAATATGTAGTTTTCGACCATGGTAGATTCTTGGGACTCCAGGTTTTAGGAGATACCGTAGAGCCTTGTTTTGAGGGCGCCTCATTCTTTACATTACAAAAATCTATTGAAGATACTATTCAAAAGATTAAAGAATATAGTAATATAGGAGGAAACTCGGAAATGGAATTGAATTTTAAGCTTTCCGACAGCCAGAAGCACAGTGCGCTCATGTCATTACTCAATCCTGAGTATACAGAAGAGGGTAACTGGACAATTTCTTATTCTGTATGCGATGTATATGATGATTATGCGCTCGCTTACAACTATGAAGAAGGCTGCTATGAAAGAGTTTATTACACAAAGGACGATGAGACAGATAGTGTCTCTCTCGGTGAAAAAGTAAAGGTTTACATCGTTGATGTAACTGAAGAAGAGAAGACTACTCTTGATACTTTGAAAGTCCTTAATGGCGATACTTACGCATCAGTAAGTGAGAACTTAACTAACGCCGAGAAAAATGCAAGTGATTGTGCAGAATTTAGCACCAAAATTGAAGAGTTAAATGCTACAATCGCTACTTTAAATACAGAAGCGGAGACCGCTCAGGCTAAAATCGCTGAAGTTCAGACTGAATACGATAACGCTAGTGCGCTCAACGCATCTCTTACAGAAGAGCTTGATTCTTTGAAAACTTTTAAGAAGGACATTGAGAACCAGTCAAAAGAGGCTGTAGTTTCTGAGTACAGCGACAAGCTTCCTGAGACAGTATTGGATACTTATAGAGCGAAGTTTGACGACTATACAGTAGAAGACCTCGATATGCACCTTGCTTATGAGTTGAAGAAGAGTGGCGCATCTGTATTTACACAAGTACCGCCTGCGGTACAACTTCCAAAAGACGACGCCTCACTTACAGGCGTTGAAGCAATTTTAAATCGTTACAAAATTAAGTAATGGAGGATTAATACAATGGCTTTCAAAAGATTGACTATTGATGGTTATGGCCAGATTGAACTTAACAATGTGGCATTCCGTCGCGATGGTCGCATTGAGGCTCAGGCTAAGCCTAATGCAACAGATTTCTCAGTTGATAAGCTTGAGAATGGTATGCTTTTAGCTGTAGACGGCGCTAAGCGTGAAGTCAAGTATGCTGTTGATGGTTCCCTTCCAGTTGCTCTCAACTACAGTGCTGAGCACATTTATGATGAGAGAACTCCTGGACTCAAGGATTTCTACCTCAATGGTAAGGATGACTTCCTCCCTCGTTTGGGTTATCTCGCTGTTGGTGATAAGTTCACAACTAACTGCATTGGCTATGATAGCGCTGTAGACAGTTCTTGGGCTACAGAGTCCGCTTTCATTAGCGCACTTGGAACTTGCGCATCTACTACTCTTTATGGTGGTATTAGCGCTAAGGGAGCTATCCTTGTTTCTGCATCTGCACCTACAGTAGGACCTAAGCTCCGTGTAATCGAGAAGACAACAATGCCTAACGGCACACTTGGTGTTAAGTTCCAAGTGCTCGCTGAATAATTAAGGAGGGTTAAGCTATTATGACTCATGAAGAATTAAAACAGTTAGCCCTTCATGCTGCTAAGGGCACAGTACCTGCAAACTTCGTTGCGCAGGGTGAGAGCGCTGCTGACTATGATGTTAACGCTGCTTTCGTTGACGGTCTTAAGGAATTGGCATCTACTTATACTCAGTTCATGAAGAACCGTTATGACATTTATGAAATCCTTGTTGAAACAATCGATAAGGTTATGCCTAAGAATACTATCGCTGCACTTTCTCCTTTCGCAGAAGTACAGGTTGTAGGTCTTGGACAGAAGGCTATCTTCAAGCAGAAGACAGGTAAGATGCGTGCTAAGAAGTTCCTTACACTCGCTGGTATCAATGGTGTTTATGAGACATTCCGTCTTGATTCAACAACTTTTGAACTCGGTGGACAGAACGTAGCTATCGGTGGTACTATTGACCTCGCTCGTCTTATGGATGGCGCTGAGTCTCTCGCTGATATTATGGATGTTATCAATACATCACTTCAGGACGCAGTTTACGTAAAGGTTACTCAGGCACTCCGTGCTGCTTTCGATGTAAACAACGTACCTCCTGCTAACCGTAAGTCTACTGATGGATTCGAGGCTGATAAGATGGTTGCTCTTATGAACGTTGTTCGTTCTTACGGTAATCCTATTATCTTTGCTCCTGGCGAGTTCGTTGCTGCTATGGGTGCAGACGCTATCGTTCCGATTTCTTCTTATGGTTCTGGCGCTAGTGCAAACGCTATTCAGGGTGTTTACTCACCTGATGATATCGAAGCTATCCACAGAACTGGATACATCAATATCTTCCGTGGCGCTCCTATCGTTCAGATTCCTTCATCTTTCGTAGATGAGAACAACGAGAAGACTTGGGTAGACCCTCAGCTCGCTTACGTTCTTCCGGGCGGTAACGAGAAGGTTGTTAAGGTTGTTCTTGAAGGACCTACAATCATCAGAGATTACGAGAACCGTGATGGTTCTATGGAAATCTATGCTGAGAAGAAGATTGGTACTGCCATTCTTACTTACTACAACTGGGGTATCTACAAGAACTACGGTATTGACCAGACTTATTACAATCCTTACGAGAATATTTGATAAGTTTTGAACCTGTGGGGAGAGGGGAATTCCTCTCCCCATATTTTTAATTTTGGAGATTAAAGGAGATTTTTATTATGGCAAAAGTTAAAATTACAAGTACAGTTATTGGGGAAGTAAGCGTATTTCAGCCTTCTATCCCTTTCCGTATGTCATGGCCCGCAAAGGGCAGTACGCGCGTTATTGAAGAAGAAGTTCTTGAGCAGTTGCTCTACACTTCAGGCTTTAAGCGTATGATTGATGCAGGCGCCCTCTATATTGAAGATATGGAGATTAAGAAAAAGTATGGTATTGAACCGGAAGATGCGACCGAGCCGGTAAATGTTATTGTTCTTTCAGATACAGACAAGAAGAAGTACTTGACAATGTACTCTCTTGATAAATTTAAAGAGGAAATTAAGAAGCTTTCTCGCGAACAAATCATTGACCTTGCAGACTATGCAATCGCAAATGAAATTGCTGATTTTAGAAAGAGTGAAGTTGTTGAGAAGGCTTGTGGTAAAAATATTATTAAAGGTATTCAGTTAGCTCAGGCAAACAAGGAGGCATAAGATGACTCCCTTCGACACAGTATATGGTGCTTTTCTAAGTAAAATCTTAGATGATGAATGGGAAAATTGGGATGAAGAAGATATAAAGCAGGATTTCTATTCCTTGCTTGAAATTGCTATTGCACGCTTTAAGTTTCCAAGAGTTTCCTTAGACCATACCGCCGAAGGCTTTAATGAAGACCTCACAAATGACGAAGTACAGATTTTGGCCACTTACATGAAATGTGAGTGGCTAAATAGAAATATTCTTAGTTGGGAGAATGTTAAGCCGTTATATTCAGAGCGCGATTTCTCACAGGCAAACTTAATTGATAAATTCAATAAGATGCTTACCGCAGAACAGACGCGCGCGAAGGCTCTTGAGGCAGCGTATTATCGTTCTGTTAATAAAAAGCCTTTTGATTATACACGCTTAGCAGGACAAGGTTGATGGCTGCGGCTGAGACCAAAGAGGGATATAGAAATAAACTAAAAAATAAACTTTTTGGTTTATTGTGTGAGTATGAAAAAGGTGGCGAATGGGAATCTTATCTTAATGCTATTATCATTGAGTTAAATGGGATTCCCGAAGACCAGCAAACCATAAACTACCTTACCCTCTGTCATAAAATTAATTCACTTCGTTATTTGAACTACGAGTACTTCAGGAAAACAATCTTTGATTGTATGAATTTGTTATCTAAAGGTGGAGACCATGGGATATTATGATATTTACAACCTTAGATTGAATCGGTATGGTAATGATTATCTTTCTCGTATGCAGACTAGACGCGAGAAGGAATTCGAACTGTATCTCGCTAGAACTGTCTATAAAGTAATATTTCCTTTTGGTGGCGAAGACCAAGTAGGAAGTATGGAAAAATATAAACAAGATGATACACGCACTCTTCAGTATTTGTTGACTAATGTGCATCTTAATATTCCTAATGGCACTATATTAGAAATTCCTGATAAGGATAATACTTCTCAGCCATGGATGGTTTATTATTTGGAGAAAATCAAAGCTAGTGGATATAATCGTTATATCCTATTAAGAATGACTCATCTCCTTACTTGGACTGCGCGAGACGGTTCCGCTTGCACTTCTTGGGCATATATGTATGGACAAGAAGATAATATGTTAAAAGATGAAATTAGGTCTAGAAGTAGAATGGATACACTTTATGGAGAAAACTTGAAGTCAAGTTTCTTCGTAATGCCAACTACTCCTAATGTTAAAAAAGATGATTATTTCATTGTTGGAGAAAAACCACTTCAGGAATATTATAGAGTAACAGGTTATGATATTCAGTCTTCTGAAGGCGTCGAGTACGTAACAGTTGACCCTGTATATGAATTTGACCAGACTCCTGCGCCAGAGCAGAAACAAACAGATGACCCTGCGGATTTCTTCTGGTTGAATGGTGGACAAATGGTTACACCTCCTTCAAATACTACTCCTTCACAGGGATAAGGAGGCTTAAATGATAAGAGATTTAAAGGAACTCGGTCCTAATCTGCAAAAGATTGTAAGTCGTTTACAGTCAAATCAAAACTTATTAAAGCTTTTGTATTATTCAGATAAAGACCCTCTTTCTCACCCAGACCTTACAGAAAAACAAATTCAAGAAGAAGTTTTTGAAAAACTTATAAAGATATGTCCTCGCGTCGGCCCGAAAGAGACGGCGCAGAGCCTTATTTCTATTCGTGTCGTAAATGGAATGACCAATAGAGGTAATAGTGAATTTAGAGATATTGGACTTGGAATTGAAGTCTTTGTTCCATTAACTCAATGGTTCATTAAGGATACAAACTTGAGACCTTTCTGTATTATGGGTGAAATTCAAAATACCCTTAATGGAAAAACTATAAACGGAATGGGTAAAATTCAAGGCGGAGACTTTTCCCTTAACTTCCTTACAGAAGAAATTTCATGTTATGAAATGACTTTTGACTTTGTGGAATATGACTAATATAAATTTTCTCTACGGATATCCCGTAGAATTCAAACACTTATGTATGGTCTATCCGCCTAAAGTTCACGATACATTTAAGAAAAATTTTTTCCTGTATGCACAGATTTTAACGCTTTCACAAGAAGAAATTGAAGATGAGTATGTAGAAAAAGAATTAGATATTTCGAACTTACTTACACCTTTTGAGTATTTATTAAATACTGCTTATAATGACCCAAACTTGAGACAATATATAAAAGACGCTTTTTATCTTTTTATTCACGAAGACGTTACATTTCTCTATGAACAAAAACAGATTGTAATTGGAGACATTAAAGATGTAAAATCTATTGACGAATTAAGGATATTAAAAGAAGAAGATTATTTTGAGTTTCAGAACTTGGTGCGCGACTCTATTGGAAAAAAGAGGGTTGAACCTCCGAATCCAAACGAAGACCCTCGTGTCAAAGCAATCAAAGCTAAGGCGCGCTACCGTGACAAAATAAAAGCAAAAAAGGGACAAGGAATATCTTTTCAAACAACTTTATCATCAATTTGCTGTATGGGAATTGGGATAACCCCACTTAATATTGGAGAGCTAAGCTATGCGATTATTCCGGTTTTAATTGAAACCTATCAAGCAAAGGAGAAATACCAACTTGATACGGATTGTCTTCTTGCCGGCGCAGATGCTAAAAAAATTAAGCCTAAATATTGGATTAGGAATTCTGAAAATAATTAGGAGGAAAAATAAATGGGTAACATCTTAGAAAAGTATGGTATCAAAGAAGTCGCAGACGTAATGTTCTACGAAATCGACTCTACTGGTGCTCCTAGTAAGCCGGTTCTCTATCTTGATACCCTTAAGGTTTCTACTATCGAGCAGACAGCAGAAGAAGCTGTTGCTAAGGGTGGTAAGGGTAATGCTCCTCTTGTAACATGGGACTACGGTAAGGATATTAACGTAACTCTTGAGGACGCTCTTTTCTCTGCTAAGTCAATGGCTATCATGTTTGGTGATGGTACTGTTAAGACAGACGTATCTAGCTTGAAGAAGACT